ATATTACCTTGAAGATGTTTCTTTAAAAGTTGAGGATGTCTACCTCCATCTATACTAAACAGTTTATCAAAATCATTACCACATATATTAGTATCTACTTCCTCCTTAAAGAGGTATGAGAGGGACTGCACTCTCTTCTTCCACTCATTATAGTTACTATCCCCACTCTTCATTAAATCTCCAATCCAGAGTGTCTCAGGGTCACTACAGGACACAAAGTTTGCTACAAAAAAATCTTCTACTTCTTTTTCAGTTTTCTTTCTACACATCTTCTCAAACCAGAACCTATCCTTTCTCTTATAGAATGCTTCTACTGTTGCTCTAGTTCTACCATTGTACTTATGATAGTCATAAGAATCTCTAGTAAAGTGATTCTTGAGTGCAAGATAAATCTTATAGCAATCAAAGGGCATCATTAAAATATAGGTAGTTTAGCTCTAGATGTTCTCTTTAAAAAATTAAGTTCTTGTGCTTCATACTTAATCTTTTCCTTCAATGGTTTAGGTATGAGTTTAGGAACTGATTCTAAGTCTATACTATTTTGATCACAAAAATGAACAATAGCATCAATGTAATTCATATTTTTATTATCCAAAACAAGTTGCTCAATTGCTTGAGCAAATCTAGTAGGACAAAAGAATTTCTTCTCTAATACTTTTTCTAATTCATTGTCCATTAATTTATGTCCCAGTGTGGTTAGATACAAATTCTTTAATATAACGAACTAGAAGTTTAATATAGTCTTCTTTGTTCCTTTTGTCAAATACTTTTACTTCACCATTGGGAGTTACCATGATGGTGATAAGTTTAGTTACTGGTATATCTGTTAACTCATAGTAGGCAGCAGCATAGAACATCTCCTGCACAAAGTAGTTCTCCAACCACTTCTCTGGTTTAATCTTAGTCGAAGTTTTAAAATCTATTACTGCTAACTCACCCTCATACTCCGCTATACAATCAACTCTACCAGCAAGACCAAGGTATTCTGAGTAGAGAGTCCTCTCTATAGCGTGTATGTTATTTATCTTATCCAGATATGGTGTAGCATGATGGAACATGAACTTAGTTGCTGGCATATAATGATCCCAATTAAGTTCTCTATTCTCTAGGTATGCCTGTGCTGCCTCATGATAGTCAGTACCCCTAGTAGTAGCAGCCTTGGTTATCTTATTAGCTTCTGCTTCTCCTACTCTCTTGCGCCAGTCAATAAAGATCTGTCTGTTATAAAAAGAAGTCACTGATGTAATAGATGGAACCCACTTACCACTTGGCAATTGATATAACCTACAACCAGGAGTTTCTTTTTTATCTAATTCAAGATCACCTAAAAAATTACAATGAATAAAACTCATAAATTTAATTCCAATTTCGAAAGTAGATATTCTTTACACAAACCTGACCTTACTATATCTTCTACACCAAACTCAATAATATCTACTGATGGCATAATCCTTAGAATATTCATGAAGTCATGAATACCATTCCTTTCATTTTGTTTAATCAAGTCAGTCTGAGTAGCATCTCCACAGAACATAATCTTGGAGTCTGTACCTATCCTTGTTATTATACTATCTAACTCATGAAAATTCAAGTTCTGAAACTCATCAACTATAACAATAGCCCTATCAAGTGTTGTGCCCCTAATGAATGAAGTGCTCCAGAATCCTATGGTCTCCTGTGCCTTGAGGTTGCCATACAACATCTCAAAGTCTGCCTCACTAGGCATCTCAAACATATACTTAACCATATTCTTATATGGTATCTGGTATAGGTAGGACTTATCCTCATGATCACCAGGTAAGAATCCAATCTCCCTAGTGGCAACAAGTGACCTTACAATATAGATTTTATCATAAGGTGTATGTGGATCTAACACATCACCTAGTGCATTGAATAGAGTAATAAATGTTTTACCTGTACCTGCTGCACCATATGCAACTAGGTTTTTATCTTTTGCATATGATTCAAACAAAGCTTTCTGATTGTCAGTGAGAGCATCTACATCCCTCAACATATCAGCATTGATTGGTTTCTTTCTTTTCATCTGTTTAGATGTTAATCCAACACCAATAGGTTGGTCTCCATTCTTTTTCTTTCTTGGCATAATTTAAACAGAGAAAGGTTTCACATTAGCACCAGGCATCTTAGATACCTTTCCTAATACATCATTCCAACCTGGTTTTCTCTTAATTAATTTCTCTTGCCACTCTCCCACCTCTCCTACACCAGCACATCCTTGACTCCAATCTTTGTCCCAGTCAGGATTATCTTTTCTCCACTTATCATAGGCACTCATGGTCATGGAAAGAGTTTGTGTCTCTCCAGTCTTGAGATTTTTCACAGGATATGTTGGCATAGGTAGATTATTGTGTAGTTTTATTTAGACCCACTCAAGGGCTTGAGAGACACTTGGAAACTGCTCACAGAATATTTTTCTACATTCTTCAGCAATTCTCATGTGCTCTTTCTGTGTTCCATGAGCAGAGCGTAGATTGATATAGTGTATCCATGACCTCACAGAACCAGTCATGTATAGTTTAGTGGGTGTAGCAAGTGGTAAAACAAATCTAGCACACTCTTTAGCAACACCAGCATCTAACATCTCTTTATAGATTTTCATGCCCTCTACAAAGTGTCTTTGCATCTTAAGTTCAAAATCTTGAACTACAAAAGGATCTAAGTCATCAATAGAGTTCTGTCTATTCTTATCATCCTGTCTTCTTAGTTCAGGTATGGGTATGACTTTAGATAGCATACTACTATCAGCATATCTCTGAGAGAACTCTTGATAAGTAAATGATCTATGCCTAAGTATCTGTGCTGCTAGCCCTCTGGTAGTTTCAATCTCCAGAGTCATATGTGCTTGCTCAAAGACTGACCAATGACCGTGCTTTATGCAGTAGCCTAACAAACCAGCTACCTTGGGGTTGTCCTGATTCTTTGGGTTGCTCACTCTTGCCACGTAACCCATGGTCTCTTCTGCCTTTGGAGTTACTGTCACCAATTTCACGTTCATGTTGTTTCTTTTCACGTTTCAGTTGTTTCCTAATCTGTTTGGCATAGAATATATCTTTCTTACTATACCAATCAGGATGCTCCTTTGCTAATCTAAGAAGTTTCTTTGCTGCCTTCTTGTCCTTCATTCATTCTAATCTGGATACCCATCATCATCAAATACTTCATCATAATCTGTAAGATGGGGTGTGCTTTCGTATTTATATGCTGACACATCAGAATAAACTTCAGACTCAAGAGACTCAACTAGCAACTTAAGATTCTTAACTATGAGTTTTAATCTATCTCTTTCCATTATCTCTTCTTAAAGTAGTGGTTTATTACTTCTAATTGATCATGGTATCTTGCTATCTTATCTAACTCAACTTGTATTGCCTCAGTTATATCTGAGTGCTCTCCTATGCCCATGGGATGCTCTAGATAGACTTCAACATTTGCTTGATGTTTTGCTATCTCACCTTTTGCGTGTGATTGAACTGCATTGAGCAATTGGTCTCTCATATGTAACATAACCCATACCATTTTTTATAATTATATAATAAAAAAGGGGGTATGTAAACCCCCTCTTATATTAACTGCAAGGAACTGCCTTGCTCTTCACCTTAAGACCACGATACATAAGATCATGTCTTTGCTGGTGCTGATGCTCCTCTATGAGCATCTTTCTGTATTCTTCAGTGTCATACTGGACACCACGGTAAGTGACTTGTGCCATTGTGTTACTCCTAAAGTAATTGGATTTTAGCCCGTTCCTTTAGTCATGTGCGTCCCCTAAGGGATGAACGATCCGTTCCGTGACTTACTTGCGTCTCCTAAGAGATGAACGTTGTGTTAATACTAACACACTTATATTATATAGTCAAGTAGTTTTGTATTAGATGATACAAAAATATCTTCTATAGCTGTGGGTAGCACCAAATATTCCATTCTCTGAATAGATTTTGTTAATGATTCTAAATCATCATCAGGGAGAATAGGTACTTTCTTTTGAAGAATTATCTCCCCACCATCCAATTCTTCATTTACATAATGAACTGTACATCCTGTTTCTTTTTCTCCAGCATTCATTGCTTGCTCAACAGCATGTAATCCTTTGTACTTAGGAAGTAATGATGGATGAACATTAATTATAGGAGCAGGAAATAAAGAAGGATTCTTAATCACCCTCATATATCCAGCAAGGACTATAAGATCCACTCTCCATGCTCTGAAGAGTTCTATCATCTTCCCCTCATCTTTATGAGGTATTCTTATATGAGGGATACCATACTTTGCTGCTCTCTCTACAGCACCACACTTTTTAGTGTTGTGTATCATCAACACAACTTCATGCTTACTGCATATAGGATTGGTAACTATGTTCTCAAAGTTGGTTCCATTGCCAGAACACATAATACCCAGTCTCATATAACCTCTTTGCCTCCATATTTTATGTAGAGTTTTTTTACTTGCTTTTTATCCACACCACAAAGATTTATAGAGTTATGTAAGCATATTCTTATACACTCTCTATCAGAGACAGGTGCTCTCTGTCTCCATCCATGCTCATCAATGATAGTTTTAGCACCTGCAAATCCATAACCAGCATCTGCATCACCTGCTTCTACTTTACTCATTCTTGTAGCTCATCTAATCTGTAAGGAGAATACTTAGGTTTGTTATGATACTCTTTCAATGCCTCTAGCATAATCTCTTTCAACTCTGCTCTCTCTTTATCATTAAAGATAGGTAACTTTTTAAAGTGTGTGTCAATCTTGTCCATCTAATGACCTCCCATGTTTATCAACTAAACCTAGTTTTTTAACTTGACCTAAATTAGATTTCTTAAATTTTTTAATTTTTTTATATTCTTTTATAAGTTTATCTACTTCATCCTTGAACACCTTGACATTTAATTTTGCATCTTCATCACCAACAAACCCCACTCCACTGTCATCTTTCTCACCTTGCGCCTCTAGGTAATCATTGATGCCATTCTGAATCTCACCCTCAATGATATCATTAATTTGAGATTTCAATTCTTCATCCTTCATTTCTTTTTCCTCTTCACTTTTTTCTCTGGTGGAGTTGGTTTCTTATTCCATAGAGAAGGTTTTACATTGCCTTGAGCAAAACCTATATCTTGTAATCCCTCCTTATACTTATCCCAATACTCATCAAATATATCTACTCTACTATCAGCCATGACTATATCATAAGTTACCTTGTCTTCACAGACATAGGTAACTAGATATGCATTACGTGGTAAGGACTTATCATCTGCTGCTGCCTTCTCACACTTTTCATGAATAATATTACAAGACATTATGACCTCCCACCCCACTCAATGTCTGGATAAGCTTCCTCTACTACTTCAAAGGGAACATCATATAAATCCTCTAGTCCTTTATCCTTTACTGCAATCACAATGTCTGCTTCCTTTGGATGCAACCCCTCTAACATCTGTATGAAAATAGTCTCTCTTCTTAGACTAGACAAAGTATCATTACCACCCTTGACAAACATGTAAAGATTCCTTTGTTCTCTTCTCAATGAAGAATGATCTGTTCCCAGAGGATTCTCATTTGGTTTGTAAGGAACCTTGCCTTCAGGTAGAAGAGAGATAATTGAATCATCAAAGTTCCAAATAAAAATGCTCTTCAATGCATCACACTCATACTCTTTGAGCACCTCAATTTTCTTTGCATCAGTCTTCTGCTCAGATACTAATTCAAGTATCTCATTCATAAAAGGATTAGAAGGAAGTTTTTTAATTGAGGTCTTCCTTGCCTTTCTAGGTTTCTTAGTTCTAGGACTCCCCGTCGTTGTCATCATCGAGTTCTCTGTCATGGTTTTCAATTCTTAAAGCTAAAATTTCATCAGGAACTAGGTTCCCATTTGCATCAAACATCTCTGGATGAGAGTAGACTACTTGTGGTGTGGTTTCATATGAATGCTGTCTTGCCATCCATCCTATCATACCTCCAACTAATAATGCAAGTATAGACATTACTGTCATAAGTGTCAATGATACTACAAGTGTTTCAGACATGGCACTCCTCCAAAGAGTTATTTTTTTCTAATGTCCAAGTAGAAGTTAAAGTGAAAGACAATCTCCCTATTCCATAGAGCAATTAAATTTCCAAACTTTACTTGAAATGTTTTAGGTTTTTCTGGTTTTTCTTTTCTCCTCCTTAATAATAATTCAACACCTCTGTTGATTTCAGGTTTGTCATTATTTAGAGACTTTTTTTCTTCTTCCAGGTTTTCTGTCACTACTGTACCTCCATGCATCCTCTAAAATACTATACAAATAATTTTTTATCTTTCTTGCTTGAGGTTTAGGAATGTGACCATATGCCTCACGCAATTGTTTATGATCATTGTCTGCACCCCCTTTGATATACTCTTCCAACTCTACCACCTGCTCAGATATCTCAGCAGCAGTAGAACTCTCTATGAAGGAATCCACTTCATACTTTTTTGTCTTACGATATTTTAGATAGTCATAGAACTTGAGAGTCATCTTACCCTCAAATGCTAATTCAATAGCATGTTCTATCATATCATATACATTTTCAAAATCGTCTTGCATTAGACTAACTTTTTTTCTTTTAGATACTGAACTGTTTCAAAACAACCACCAAGATTGTGGTGATCTAAAACCACTTGAGGGAATGTAGATCCATTCCCAAACTGACCATAAAAACTTTCTCTATCAAAATCTTCATCAAGTTTGTAAACCCTATGACTTAATCCTGCCAATTGTAACACTTGAACTACCTTAGTGCAATAAGGACATCCATCCTTGGAGTAAACTGTAAAGTTATTCATTAATTTGTTTTGATTTGTTTTTGATGATAATTCTATCATTCTTGTAGTCAGGAACAAACTCTAACACATCTGTATGACCCCACATGAGTTCTTCATATAATGAGTTAAGTCTTTCCATATCTTCATACAGATCATTTACATGACCCTCTACAGGCCAATGATGCTCTTCTGGTTCTAAATCTCCGTGCATGTGTTCTCCTTGAACAGTTTTTATTTAGTGTCCATAAAAAATGGAGGGACTTTTAATCCCTCCATATCCTAACAAATATTCAGTTTTAAATCAAGCTTAACCTATGGAAGGAGCAACAAGTGCAACTTCAGTCTCACTAG